GAGGAAGTACAGCGCGCCGTCTGGCAGGCGCTGCGCTTCGGCCTCGGTGGCGACGACAGTGATGCCGACGCCTGTGAGCGCGGACTGCAGCTCAGCCTTGGTCGCGAGGCCGGTCAGGTCCGAGGCGTGCGCGACGCCCGCGACGTCGCCCTTCGTCGCGTAGCCGGAGAGCTCGGCCTTCGTGGCGAGGCCGGTCAGATCGGAGCGCTTGGCTACTCCGACGACCTCGTCCTTCGTCGCGTAGGCCGTGAGGTCTGCGCGGGTAGCGAGGTCGGCGACCTGGCGAGTGGTCGCGTATCCGGACAGTTCCTCGCGGGTCGCGAGGCCCCGCAGTTCGGCCTTCTTCGCGTAGTCGGTGAGGTCCACTCTGCCGCCTGCGGCGGCGGTCGCGACGTCGCCCTTCGTCGCATAGCCGGAGAGCTCGGCCTTCGTGGCGAGTGGTTCGACTGCACGGGCGATCGCTTTATCGGTGCCCTGCTTGGTGTAGAGCGTCGGTCGTGAGGCCATTGCTTAGGCTCCGATCTCGAGTGTGTCTCCGTCACCGGAGAGCTTGCCATTCAGGGTGAGTGTGTCTCCGTCGCCGGAGATCTCGACGCCGCCCGTACCGGGGACCGGCGCAGGTCCGGGCGTCGGGGTCGGCGACGAAGCGCCGGAGAATACCTGCGCCAGGTCGTAAGCGACACCCGGGCGCAGGGATACGGTCGCTTCGCGGAGGGTACGACCTGGGATCGCGAGACGCAGCTGCACCTGCGTCTCCGTGCGGATGTCAAGGGGGAGGACGATCTGCCCTCGCACGTCGGCCTGTCGGGCGACCGGCCCGCCCGCTAGGACAGCGAGATTCTCGCCTGTCCCCGCGAGCGTGGCGACGATGTAGGCCTGCGGCTCGGGAGTGCCGTCAAGCCTTCCGACAGTGCCCGAAATAGTCGTGGTCACTGTTCGTTCATCCTCTCTTCGAGTTTGTCGAGGCGCTCATGCAGACGCGCGTGCGCGTCGTGAGAGTGCTCATCGATGGTGCGTTGAGCAGCCTCACGAGCGACGCGCTCGTCGTGTATTTCCTCGGCCATGCGCCCGCCGCGCTCGTCGATTCTGCCGACGCGCGACTCGACCGCTTCGAGGCTCTTCCCGTGATTGGTGAGAGTCGTCTCGACGCGGCCGAGCTGATCGGTGAGCGTGCCGACGTGGCCGGTCAGCTCGCCGATCTGGTCCGAGACAGCGCGTACTGTCTCGATCGCATGGTCCAAGTCCTCCCTCATATTGGTCGAGTGGTCGTTCGAGACCTGCGCGTCCGCCGAGAGGGCGGCAGCGCGAGCCTCCTCGACACCCTCGAGGACGTGCGCGAACTTTGCTTCGAGCCAGCTGCGCACCTGGCTCGCGACCAGAGCGACGACGCTCGTCATCGCGACGAGTAACGCGACGACGAGCGCGGCGAGTGCGTCTGTCACCTTCGGGTCTGCGAGCAGCTCAGTCACGGCTGGCCAGCTCGGCCCCGTCAACTACCCGGGTCGAAGGAAGAGAATCGGCTGCAGCGCGGACCTCCTCGACGGACTCGCCGCCTGGTGTCACTGCTCCGACCCAGTCAATGAGGGTCACGCCGTTAATCCGGATCGCCGAGAGCACCTGGAACGCCGACCAGGCGATGCCCAGGAAAATGCCGGCCTGGGCGATGAGCAGCCGCCAGGTCGCCGGATAGGTGCCGGACACCCATACGGCAAGAGAGACGATGACCGCGACGACGGCCAGCAGGAGCTTACGGCGCGTCGGCGTCCAGTACGGACGGTCGAGCGCGGCCTGTACCATCGGCCAGACCAGGCCGACGACGACCGTCGTCAGGAATGGGTCAGTGTGGAGACCGAGAAGAAGATCATTCATCGTCATTCCCCCTTCTCCGCGCCCGCGAGCGCGGCGTTAATTGCGTTGTTGGTGGCCGGGCCGTAGATCTCGTCGTCGTCCACGCCGACGGCGCGCTGGAGGTTGCCGACGACTCGATCGTGCGCCTCGTCCGAGGCGTCGCCCCAGACGCCGTCTGCCTCGGTACCGATCACGGACTGCACGTACTCGATTCCGAAGGGGAACTGCCGCCCGCCCCAGGAGCTGGCGGCGACGACGGCATAGATTCGCTTGGTCGTATCGGGGCCGACCACGTTGTCAGCGGTCGCGCCGACCGCAGCCTGCAGCGCCGTAACGTCGGTGTATCCCGAGGCCGTGGTCGCGTCGCCGTAGTGCGGGCGGATGACCGCGCAGACGGAGTCCCAGTCGCGGGTGCGGCGCCACACGCCGCCGCCGTTGCTCTGAGATCCCGCAGCGCCGGACGACGTATTGAATTCAATCGTCTGGATCCACCCGCCATAATTGGCCTCAACGATACCGACGTGGTCGGCGATCCCGTCGTCGTCCCAGTCGAAGCAGACCAGGTCACCGGGCGCGGCCTGGGTCATCGGGGAGACGAGCCTGCCCTCGCGGGCTGCGGCGTTGATGCCGTAGGGGACGTAGGCGAAGTCGCCGCCGGGCAGGACGGACTGCTTCTCCTCGTCGGTCGCACACCAGGAGGCGCCCATCGCGCAGAAGGGCACGCCGGACGTGCCGTAGTACGCGCCATGCTTCTTGGCGTACCAGCGCCCGTACTTCGACCCCTCCTCGGGGTCGTCCCAGCGCGTATATCCAATTTCTCCTGCCGCCCATCCGAGGACGTTCTGTGCGGTCATGCTCATCGCGTGCCCTCCGGCTTCTCGTAGGGGATGACGATAGGGGCGACGACGTCAGGCGGCGTGTCCGTCGCGGGGGTCATCGACGCCATAAGCTGCTCAATGGTCGGTTCCATGTGTTTCTCCTCTTTGGGTATGGGAAAGCCCCCGGACGGGCTTGTCCGAGGGCGTTAAAGATCAGGTGGTTGTCAGTAGCCGAAGGCCACCCAGGAATAGGAGTGACGCTCCTCAGAGGTCACTCCGGGGAGCATCGGGCGGAAGCCGCTCTTGTCCATGACGTCGATGCAAAACTGTCTGGCGTTCTTGAAGTTCCAGCCCGCCGGGCCGGAGCCGTACAGCGGCGTGATGACGACCGAGACGCAGTCGTTCGGGAAGGGCGTTTGGAACGTAACGCGCGGCATGTAGAGGTTGCCGAAGGCGACCTCCGCGCTGGATATCGCGACGCGGCCAGCCTTAATGAGGCCGTTCCGCACTCCCGTCCCCAGGCCTGAGCCGACCGGCATATCTCCGACGGCGCCCAGCTCCATCTGAACGTTCGACTCTCCAACCCAGCGCCGACCGTCCCAGACGCGCACAGCGTTGAGGTCGGTTCGCCACACGTATACCGGCTGCGCCGGGGAGGCCGTTAGACCAACGCCCGCGAGCGCGGCGACGTACTGGGAGGCGGCGGTCTCGGACGCGCACGCCTTGTACGAGGGGATCGAGAGGGAGAGGTCGAGGAGGTCTTGGCGGCGGGCCGGGTCGGTGGGGGAGGGCACCTTGTGTCCGCGCTGGTCCTGATAGCTCATTGTGCGCGCCTTCCTGTGGGCTTGACTGGGAGTGTTTCGGTGTAGTCGATGTGTATGGCTGCGCTTGCGCCGCCCTTGGTGATGCCGCCGTAGGCAGAGCCGACGAGAGCGAGGCCAGCTCCCGCTTTGAGGGTCTTTGCCAGGGCCGTAATGTCGACCTGTGCCTGCTGCGAGTTGACGTTGATTGTCTGCGTCGCTCCGGTCAGCTGCGGCCCAGACGCCGAGTAGGACGCCGGTTGAATCACCATTGCCCACGGCGGGACGTGCGACGCGGGCCGGACGGTGAGCAGCGCTCGAGTGATCGTGATCGTTCCGAGGGCTTCGAGCTGCCGCCCATAGGTGACGAGGCCTCGGAGGCGCTGGCCTGCTGGATTGGTACCCTGCCACGCGCCGCCGTCGCCGTAGCGCGACCATCCGCCGGTTGTCCAGGTGCCCATCCACTGCGGCGTGAGCACCGCGTGCCTGGCCACGGGCTTAGGCTCTGGTGTTTTCGGGACCGCTGGGAGCGGCCCTTCGGGGGACGGGGCAGGCCCCAGCGCGTGTACCGGGCGCCCCGTATCCGGGTCGAGGAGGACGTGCGCAGTTTTCACGCCTGCCCAGTTAACGGCGGTCGCGGGTATCTGCACTCCCGCGCCGCCGTACAGGGAGACGATGAGCTGGCGTCCGCCTTCGACGAGGTCGATGACCCGCGCGATCGCCGTCGTCGATCTGTCCGACCCGTACCGTGGAGGCAGATCATCCGGGGTCGAGGAGATCAGGTCCATGACTCGGATCGTCACAGGGTCACCTCCACGTCTGTTTTCTGCGTGCCCTTGTACGTGAGCGGGACTTCGTAGGCTGTGATCAGGCCCCATAGGGTTTTTGGCTCAGCCGCTAGGACCGGCTGCGTCACGATCTCGATCGGCTGGTCGAGGCCGACACGCGGGTCCGGCGCGTGCTCCACGGGGACTTTGACTTTCCGGCGGATCGACTCGGCGAGCATCGCCTCAGCGGTTTTGCGCGCTTGCTCCTGCGATGTGATGAGCGGCGATGAGAAGAAGCGGGGGACGACGCCGTAGGGGCCGTCGGTGCGCATCGGGCCTGTCGTCTGATCCGCGACCGCCTGGAACGCGGGCGCGCCCTCGTCGTGCCCATCCTGGCCGCGCGCGACTACTCGGTTATAGACCTTGTCGCGCGAGACCTGAGACGAGACGCCGACGACGGTTCCGTCCAGGTCGTCCGTGAGCCGCAGCTTCGGTGGCGAGACAGGCGGCGAGACAGGCGGGGTCACGTACAGGATGCCGTCGCCGCCCTCACGGATCGATGCCGGCCAGGCCTTCGCGATCTCATAGATTGCATCGATTCTGGACTCGCCCCAGGTCATCGACGGGCACCAGCGGTCCACGAGGCCCGTATCGATGACGACGCCCATGTGCCCGCCGACCAGGCGACGGATCTCGGACGCGAGCGTGCCGTTCCACATGGGGGAGAGCGGCGTCGTGAGGCGGTCCTCCTCAAGGCGGTGCATCAGGGACTTGCCCGTCACCCTCACTGTCGAGGGGCCGGGGTCTACAGCGGTGATTAGGAAGCGGCCTAGCTGCACGTCCCACCAGCCGCCGCCGGGGATCACCGACGCGATCGTCAGCGAGACATGCAGCGTCTGCCCAAAGCAGGCGAGCGGATGCGTTGGGTCCGTCGGATCCCAGTCCCGCCAGTCCTCACTCTCACTCGCAGCGCCGACGCGCGGGACCGTGAGCGAGAGCGAGCCCTGCACCTGCTGTGTCGCGTCCCAGGCGACCGAGCCGTCCTCGACGGGTACCTCGCCGAGGTACTCATCTCCGAGCCACGACTCGACCGTCGCCTGCAGCGTGTAAGCGGACGACAGCAGATCGCCAGGGATGCGCGCGTCCGGGCCGGTCAGACTCATCGGTCCTCCTGCCAGATCGTGCGGTCGAAGCCCTCCCACGTGAGGCGGCGCGCGTCGAGCGCCTGCCACGTGAGGGCGCGACCGTCAAAGTCCGTCCACGTCGAGAGAGCGAGAAGCGTCGAGGCCTGCGGCAGGGACGTAATCGTTCCCTTGATCGTCCACGTGCGCTCCGCGACGTCGATCCTGGCGGCGCGCTCCATCGAGACCGACGTCGGCGACATAAGCGTCACCAGATCGACGTCGCACACGCCGGCCCTGCACTGCACGCAGTGGTCGGGATTGTGGAAGATAGCTACAGGCGTCGGCGTGCCCAACAGCAGCTTGAGAGCCGGCGTATCCTTGAGATTCGTGCGCGCCGTCAGCGAGACGGTGCCCGCGCCCATCGTCGGCGCGTACACCATAACCGGCGTTCCGCGACCTGGCACCTCGTGCTCGGTGAGGCGTATCTTCATCTCACGTTGATCGGTCCCCTGCCAGAGCAGGTTCACGGGCATTTTGCCCGCCGTGTCCGTCATGAGCGAGAGGCCCTGCCAGCGGCGCACGACAGGCGAGGACTCCACCTCGACGCCGCGCGACGTCGTCAGACGGTACCGGAACTCCGTGTTGATCGGCGCGAGCGAGTCACCGATCACCCGCTGCTCACCCGTTCCCGTCCAGACACCGGCTCGCGGTATCCACTTGAAACCCGTCGCGGCGATGCCCTCGACGTAGCATGCCGTGCCCGCAGGCGCGAGCGACGCCGGGATCACCAACTGCACGCGCGGAGCCTGGCCGTCCTCAACGACTGCGACCGGCGCGCGCGTCATATCGAGCGCACCCTCGACCTCACGCGAGGATGACAGACCCTTCGTGCCTGTCCACTGGTGAGTGATCGCGCGCTGTGTGTAGCCGACGCGCTGCTGCGGCGTGTCGCCGTCGAAGAAGGCCGCCGCGTCTGCGACAGCTTCCTCGACGGTCGCCGAAGCGACGATCATGACATCGTCGAGGTGGACCCAGCCAGGCTTGTTGTCGCGGGCTCCCGAGGTGTAAACCTCGAAGCGCACGCGCGCCTGAGTGGCGCCCGCCGGGGCCACGTGGACCCACGTCGGGCGATCGCCCTCCGCACTCGACGTCAGCAGCAGCGGCGCAGACGCGACCTGACTGCGGCCCCCCACCGTCCACTCGACGCGGACGGCGAGACCGATACCAGGACTCGTGCGCACCAGGGCCGACACCGCCAGCGCCTGCCCCGCCGAGATAGGAACCACGCCAGGAGTGGCGACCTGGCCCTGCAGCTGGGCCGGCACGTCGACAGCCATGTAAGTTGGCGACTGCCGCTCGTGCCCGCCCCATGCAGCGGGATCAGATGCGATCCGCAGCGATGACGGCGCGTACTTTGCCCACCCATTCGTGCCGTAGGCAAAAGAGGGGTTCGGGCAAAGATTCGTGCGCGCCATTATCGGCTCCTTCCTGCGAGCTGCTTCCTGCGAGCGAGAACGCCCGCGCTAATCCCCTCGACGTGCGCGCGGAACTGCACGCCGTCATCGAGGATTAGCTGCACCTGAGCGCCTTCCAGCGAGACCCCCGCACCCGCGCCGCTGGCCGCGAGCGCCGACACGTCGGCCCACTGCCGGGCGGTGAGGATCGCTTCGCGCTGGCCGGTCTGATTGACTGCAGCGGTGACTCCGTCTGGGAGCCATCCGCCCCTGTCGTACTTGCGGGCGCCGCCGTAACGTCCGACCGAGGGAGAGCCCCAGATCGCGGTCTTTCGGGCGCTCAGGCCAGGCTTTGGCTCCTCGATCATCTGGCCGTTGCCTGCGTAGACTGCGACGTGCCAGGCGGGCGATCCCCAGTAGAGGAGATCGCCTGGCGTTGCGGAGCCCCACGGGATCGGGGTCGAGCCGGACTGGTATCCGGCAGCGGTGAGGCGAGGCCAGCCCAGGCCGAGCTGCTGCGCGGCCCAGTAGACGAGGCCGGAGCAATCGAGGCCGGGCGGGATCGCCGAGCCGCCCCACACGTAAGGCACTCCCATAAGGACGGCCTTCATGGCTGCGCCGACGAGGCCCGCGCCTCCCGAGAGACCGGACTCGCTGACCTTCGAGGTGAACATGGACTTGAGGCCGTCGAACAACATCGGCGGGATCCCGTAGGCCACGCTCTCCCAGAAGCTACCGTCCTTCGGGGAGAGCAGATCGCGCGCCGGCTTGATGACCAGGTTTGCGATTGCGGCGGCGGGGTCGGTAACGATCTCCGCGACCGCCTCCGTGGTCTCCTTCACCCAGTCCAGGGCGCCGGAGAAGCCGCCCCGCACGGCGTTCCAGATGCCACCGTCAGCGAAAGCGACTTCGCCGCGGCGGCGTCCGGTCTCTCCGACGGTCGCGAGGCCGGAGCCACGCGATGCGTTGACACGGTCGAGCCAGGGCTTCCCGCCGAGCGCGCGCAGCGCGTCGGGTCGGATGATGCCCTCACCGCCAGACAGGCGCAGAGCGCCGCCCCCGTCCGGCGAGTAGAAGTGATAGATATCCTTGCCCGGAGAGTATCCCGGCGTCATCGTGGAGAAAACGCCGCCGGTCGCGTAGGCCGGAATGGCCTTCACGTCCGGGAGACGGACGGAGAGGCCAACCTTCGCAGCGATCGTATCGAACGCGGCCTTAATGCCGTCGCGATAGACCGTCGTGATGACAAAATTGACCGGCTTTGCGGCGGCGCCCTTGATCTTCTCGAACACACTCTCGACCGACTGGCGGAAAGACTCGAAGGATTCCTTCACGCCACCGATCGCGCTCTTAATTGCCGGAAAGACGACGTCGATCAGAACCGACGATGCGACCTGCACCGCCGACGAAATCTGATCCCACACCGGCTTAATCACCGACTCATACAGCCAAGTGAAAGTCGGGCCGAGCGTCGATGAGATCGCGCTGCCGATCGCCGAGAAGATCGGAGACAGGATGCCCCAGACCGTCTGAATCGCCGAGCTAATCCCATTCCAGGCCGTCACGACGGTTGTCCACAGCCCCTCGAAGGCCAGGCCGACGGTACCCGAGATCACCGTCACGAGCAGGTCAAACAGCGGATACAAGACGTTGTCCCACACAGCGAGGATGAACGTCGACACGTTCGTCCAGACCGGCTCGACAACGTCCTGCCAGAAGGACCACAGCGCGGGCATGAGTGTGTCGCGGAAGAAGCCCGCGAGCGCCTGCATAGCCGGGTAGATGACTGCCCAGGCTGACTGGACTGCCGATGCGAAGCCCTCCCACAGCGGCTTGACGACGTTCTCCCAGAGGGTTTTCAGGACAGGCCACAGCACGCGGGAGATCAGCGTCCAGATGCCCATGAGCGCCGGGCGGATGACGGCGGTCCAGGCGAGCGCCAGGCCCGAGCCGATCCCCTCAAACAAGGGCTGCAGCACGGTTGACCAGAAGTTCTGGAGGCCCGGCCACAGCGTGCCGCTGATCCATTCCCACGCCGCCTCAAGGGACGGCTTGATCTGATCCGTCCACGCGGTGTACGCGATCTCTCCGACCGTGAGGAGCGCGTCGCGCAGTGTGAAGAAGAAGTCGACGAGCGCCGAGTCCTCCTCAAGGCCAAAGAGATTACCGTCGTAGTCGCCGGTCGTGAGGATGCCCCACGCCGACTCGATGCCCGGGATGAGGGTGTTCTTCGTGTAATCGACGAAAGCGTCGATAATCGGCGTGACGTTGTTCGTCCAGAACTCGGCGATGCCTGCACCGAGCGAGTTGATCGCGTTCGCTACGTCCTCGTTCGTGTTGTACAGATAGATGAGACCTGCGACGAGCGCGCCGATAGCTACGACAGCAAGCCCGATGGGGTTTGCAGCCATAGCGGCGTTGAGCCCCTCCTGCACGAGCGTTGTGTTCTTGATCCACTCGATGACTGTCGTCAGGACCGAGAAGCCCCAGTAGGCGGCGACCGCGATCCCGATCCCCTCACCCAGGGCGACCAGCAGATCCTTATGCTCGCTGATCCAATCGAAGGCGTTCGAGAACATGTCGCTGAGCCAGCCCATGAAGTCCGTAATCGTCGGCTTCATGTAATCGATCAGGTCTTTGAAGCCGCCCATGAGGGTTGCCTGGAGGTTCCCGGCGGCGTTCTCAATGCGGCTCGTGTCGCGAGCTGCGTTCGCTGCGACCTCGTCGAAGCCGAGGCTCAGGAGCGCTTCGTTGAATTCTTCGGCGCTGATCTGGCCCTGGGCCATAGCGTCCCGGAAATTCCCGGTATAGGCGCCAGCGTCGAGCAGGGCCTTCTGGATTTTGCCACTGGCACCAGGGATCGCGTTTGCGATCTGGTTCCAATCCTGCGTGGCAAGTTTTCCAGCTCCGTTGACCTGCACGAGCGCCAGGCCAACCTGCTTGTACGTCTCGGCAGAGCCACCCGCTACGGCGTTGAGGTTGCCTGCCGCTTCCGCGAGCTTGTCGAAGCCCTCAACGTTATTCGCTGCGAGCTGCGACGTGATGCCCTGAATGTCCGAGAGATCGTAGACGGTCTCGTCGGCATAGCGCTGAGCTGCGGCTCCCAGCTCCTCGATCCGATCCGGATCAATCCCCGCGAATTTCAGCGTGTCCGCGAATTTCTGGGTGGCGTCGGACGCAGCGATAGCCTCGGAGACGAAACCGCCGATACCGACGGCTGCGGCCATTGCTGCCAGAGGCGCGATCGCGCTCTGCGCGAAGCCAGCCATAGAGGAGAAGCCCGAGCCCGCCTCGCGCGTGCCCCTCGCAGCCTTCTCCGCTGCCTGAGCAGCCTCGTCGAGGTCACGCGTTGCCGACTCGATAGGCCCGCGACTGCGTCCCGCCTCGGCGCCCATCGTCGTAAAGCTCCGGCCCGCACCCTCTGCGGCCTTCTGCATGCCCCCTGTCGAGGCCTGCATGCTCTTCGCCATTTTGTCGACGCTGTTTTTCGCCTCAGTCGCAGCAGCATCGATAGGCTGACTGATGCTCTTTGCAACCTGTGCGCCGCTGGAGCCGACGCCAGAGCGTATGCTGTTCGCGAGATCCTTACCGGCGTTCTGCCCGATGTTCGGGATCTGCGCTTTGGCGTCGGCCTCAACGGTCTTGAAAAACCCCTTCATGGAGGGCACGACGTCAACGTAGAGCGTGCCAGCCTTGTAAACGCCCGCCATGTTGGGGTTCCTCTCTGCAGTTATTCTTCTTCGTCCTCCCAGTTCGGGAGGAGTGCCTTCATCGCTTCATCTCGGAAGTCGTGAAGGTGGTCGGTGCGCGCGTCCTCGAGTGCCAGCTCAACCGCCGAGACCGGACGCGGATACGGTTCCTTATGGCCGAGGGCACCAGCCACAAGATCGAAAATGTCCTGCAGGACGCGCACGACGGGCGTCTGCTCACGCATCCGCACCTCGGTATCGTCAGCGGTCGCTTCGGTCTCGGCGACGGTGCGCGCGGTCTCCTCGAAACGCTCGGGGTCGTTGAGAATCGCGACGGTCGTCCTGCTCGTCGACGGGAGCCCATCGATGAGCATGAGCAGGAAGCGCCAGCGGCGGGCACGGAACAGGGCTGGGACATCCCAGCCCTGTTCCGCTAAGTCACACGTGATCTGCCTCTCGTATCGGCTTAGCCGATCGTAGAGGCGCCACCTTCCCCCATATCTCCCATCGCTGCGTTGTAGTGCGCGGAGGCCTGACGCAGCAGCAAAGTGAGCTTGCGGAAGCTGAGCTTGCTGATGAGCATCTCAGCATCTTTTTCGGGAAGCCAACGACGCATAACCGCGACAGGCGAACGGCTTTCGACCATGTCCGAGAGGAACTTCTCTGCCTCTTCGGTCGAGAGTCCCATCGGGTCCGGGAAGGTAATGACCGTATGCCCGATCCCAAAAGAGAACGGCTCGGGTGTCATAGACTTCTCGATCTTCTCGAGCTCGTTGAACGTGAACGTGGGCTTGATGGTGTCAGTCATGATGATCTCCTAGTTATTTGTCTGACGGTTGGTTACTTGTTGAAGGTGGGAGGCGCGGGCAGCGTCGGCTTCTCGTCGCCGTCCTTCGAGTCGTCGACGACCTCCCAGCCCTGCGAGATGAGCTGGTTCTGCTCGACGGCAGCGTCGGTCTCGCGCTCCAGCTTGACCTCGTCGCCAGAGTCGGTCTTGACAGTCTTGGTGAACTTCATCGGGGTTCCTATCCGTGAGGCGATCTCCATGCGTGAGGGGTGAACGGGCGGGCCGGAGGGAGATCGTCTCCGGCCCGCCCGAGATCAAGAGCAGGTCAGTTAGCCTGCTCGAAACCGATCGCGTCGCGATGACGGATCGCGCCGGAGCCGCCGATGTAGTGGCGGCAAGAGGTACCCGCCGTCTCGTCCATGAAGGCCGAGAACTCCAGGTCGAACTGCATCGCGTCGCTCGCTGCCCACTTCTCGTCAGGCAGAGAGGAGAGCTTGACGCGCGGGTAGCAGCGACCGATCAGCCACTCGTCGGCGGCGGGTCCGTCAGCCATAACCAGCAGGAGACGGTACTCAGCGAGAGCCGGGGTTGCGGCCTCGTCGAACACGATCTCGCCCGTGGTCTTGGACGCCTTGGTCTGCGACAGATCAAGGCCGTATACGAGCTGCTGGATAGTCTTGCGAATGGGTTCCAGGACCGTGAGCTTTACGGTCTTAGGAGCCTTCGTCAGGTCGGTACGGACGGCCTCGGCATAGCCGAGCGCCTCCACGTCCTCTGTGTTCGCGTCGGCGGAGAAGGTAACGCCGTCGGTCGTGATGAGTCCAAGGGGCAGGAAGTCCGACGGGATCTCCTTGAGGGCGCCGCCTGCGTCGGTGATTGCCGTCGGGACTGCCGTTGTCATCGGGGCCAGGAACGCGAGCGCGTTCAAGCCCTTCCTGACATTGGTCGTGCGGTTGTGCTTCTTCTTGAGGGCTTCGATGGTTGTCATGCGAGCCTTCCCTTCATGTCAGTTGATGTCATTCTGAGATTGGCCTGTGCGTGACTGTTGCCGTCATATGGACGACCTCGACAGCCTCGTAATAAGGCTGCACGCCCAGGAGAGAGTCGATCTCTGCCTCATCTACCCAGCCGGACGCGCCGACGACCGGACGGACAGCGAGCGCCGCCTCGATCTGGTCCGCGAGCGCGGCGGCTCCGACTTCGGCGGGTGAGGCTGGTGTCTTTGCGTAGATGGAGATGGAGATCGTGTCGTCTCGGTCGTAGTCCCCCGGTTGGGTTTGTACGAGCGAGACGTGTGCGAGCGGGAGCGGCCCGTCGGTGAAGCCAGGCTGCAGGACTCGCGCGGTCGGGATTCCGGTCGCCGCGGTGATTGCATCGCGGATGACCTTGACTGCATCGATGTATGTCATTTGCGGCGCTTCCTCTTGCCCTTCGACCCGATTAGCTTGCCGAGCGTGTGTGTGCCTGGGATCGGGTTTCCGGCTCTGCTTCGGTGTCCGAATTCGACCGCGAGCGCGTGGCGCGCGTCGTTGTAGACTCTGCCGACGTCGCGTACAGGCCCGCCTTGGTAGAGCGAGGCTTTGGCCGTTTCGGCTTTGTAGGAGTCTGCGAGGTGCCCGCCTTTGTCCGATGAGCCGCGAGGTGCGGCTGCGGCTGCGGCGGCTCTGAGCTGCTCAGCCTCTTTGAGGAGTGCTGGTGCGAGGGCGCCGCTGCGCAGGAAAGCGTCGATCGCTTGCGTGTCGCGCTTGAAGCCGCCCACGTCGTCACCTCCGCTTGATCGTCACGGACACCCCACGCGGCCAGGGTGCCGGCTTCGATTCGACCTGCCATTTCCCGCCGAGCGGATGGGCACGTGGGACGACGATTGTGTCGCCGACCTCGAACCGCGCGTCCGGCGGGGCGTACAGCGTGGCCTGGTCGTCTGGCTGTTCCGACGTCGGCGACTCCAGCAGGCCTGGCACCGTGAACACGCCGGGTGCGATGAGGCACCCGGGGATGAGCCGCGCTGCGCTGTCCTGCACGAGGTAGCCGTCCGCGTCGCGTCGCGTGCGGCCTTCTACCTGCACTGGCGTTCGCCACTTCTGCATCATCAGGAGTCCTCCCGTGATGCGAGGAGGTCGATCTCGAGTGCGCGGCCACGGCCCGCACCGAAAGCCCGGCGCTCAGCCTTAGTCAGGTAGAGGTCGCCGGACGGGTTCGCGAACGTCAGCTGCTGCGAGAACGGGCCGGTCGTCTCCGTTGCTGCTGAGATCCCCGTGAGGCCTTCATCAGCGAACGGCGCTGTCATCGCGCGCTTGACGATCGCGCAGATGACCCGGATGCGAGTGCCCGAGCTGGTGTCCTTCCAGTTCGGGCACTCGTCCATCACGAGCGACTGCGCGTCCTCGATGAGCATGCTCACGCGCGCGCGTTCAGCGTCTGTCAGCGGGCGCCAGCGGGCCTCCAGGTCTCCTGGTGTAGCCCACGGTTCCACGTCAGGCAGCTTCCTTGACGAGCGCGAAACGGTCGGTGAACACGTACCAGGCGTAGACGGTCTCGAGACGCAGAGCCACCTGGTTCTTGCGCTTGAGGTCGCCCTGGCCGTCCGGGTCGCCGAACTGGATCAGCTCGACGGGCAGCTGACGCTGGATACCCCAGCGGATGCCGTTCATGAAGTCGCCGACGATCGCGCGGACCTTGGTGTCGACCGCCTCGGGGGTCGCGGAAACGGTGTTGCCCTGCGCGACCGGGACACTGCCGAACTCGGTGACGTTCGTGCCGAAGCCCAGCTGCGGGTAGCGCTGGTCAGAGGTTTCGCCTGCGCCGTCCTTACGGCGCAGCTCCGACAGCGCCCAGGAGAACTTCGGGTCGAAGGCGGCGCCCGTGACCTGCGCCGGGTTCACGCCGTTCACGACCTGGCCGACAGCCGCGCGGAAGGCGGCATCCGCCTCAGCGGTCTTGCCCTTCATCTCGACGATCTTCGTCGACGCCGCAGCGTAGTTCGTCCACGACGCGATCTTCGTGCCCGTCAGAGGGTTAATCGCGTGGTAGAGACCGAGATCGAGGGCGCGAGACAGGGCATCAGCGCCGGCCTGCGCGAGCTCGTCGAGGACACCGAGCTGATGATCCTCGTCCGCCCACATGACCTCCTGATTGAAACGCATGGTGACCTGCGCCTTGTGGGGCACGGTAGACACAGACGAGAACGATCCAGTGGTCGAGGACTTGTCGGCGCCCTCTTCGACGAACTCCGCCTTCGGCAGGTCGCCGAACACGACGATGTCCTCCTTGCCGAAGCGCATCGGCTTCCGCTGAGACAGCAGCGCGACGGTAGACAGGGACTGCGTCTTCTTGACCATGCCGTCCGCAATCTCGCGGGGCATCAGCACGGACGTATTGGTTGTGTTGAAAATAGCCACAGTTGGCTCCTTCCGAGAAATGAGAGATTATTTCGAGCCGAACAGCTCCTGCGCGAAAGCGCGTCGAGCCGAATCAGCGTCGGAGACACTCGGGGTCGCCCCCTGCGTCGGGATCACAGGCACCGAAGGCCTCGCCTGCAACGCCTCCGCGAGCGCGGCGGCGTGCGCGGTCAGTTCGTCCTTGGTCGAGCCGCGCAGCAGGTCGGCGGGGACTCCGGCTTCCTGTGCGACGTCGTTGCGGATCTTGTCGAGTGCGGCCTGTGCGTCGATCTGAGCGAGACGGGCCTCTGCGTCGGCGAGCTTGCTCGCTGCTGCCTTGAGGTCGTCGTAGTCGGCGTACTTGTCGCGCTCGCGCGCCAGGCGTGCGCCGATGACCTTGTCCAGATCCTCCTGCGTCGTGATCGGCGTGAAGGCAGGACGTTCAGCGGGCGCGGCCTGGGTGTCTGTCACCTCCGTTGCGGTTGCTTCGGTGGTGTCGGCGTTGGTGTCGGTGGTGTGCATGGTGTCTCCTGTTGTCCGTACTTGTGTGGCGCCCGTCGGCGCTCATGGTTCCGCGATTTGCCCCTCGCGTAGGGGAAACTCAGTCGCCGTCAGATGCTTCTTCTGTCGGCTTTTTGCGACCGCCGGATCGCTTGCGCGTGTCCTCCTCGAACTCGCCGTTCTCGTAGCGCTCCTTGAGTGCTTCCGGGTCATAGCCCGCGATGCCTGCGGGCTTGCTTGCCCATGAGGGCACGACCTGACAGTCGCAGTGCGCGTGGTATCGATCGAAAGCGCCAGCGGACTTTTCCGAGGCATAGATCCACCCGCGCGAGGCGAGCATCATGCAGAACGAGCAGGTCACCGCGCCGGTCGGGACGCGCGCGAAGCGCACCTTCGCAGGATCCTTCGCCGCGGCGTCTGAGACCGTCTGCCTCGCTGAGTTTTTCACCCAGCTTTCTGTCGATTCAGACAGAGCCTCCAGCGAGGCCTCAGCGTCTCCGTCGCGTGCCAGCGGGTTCAGCGCACTGCGGATCCGCGCATGCACAACCTCGATACGAGGCAACGGCGCAGGCTTCGGCGTGTAATCGCCGCGAGCGCCAGCCGCGCGTCGCAGGCGGTTGTACCACTCGACGGCTAGTTGCCCGCCGACGTTGCCGTATGCCTGCACGAGCTGGGGGAGGAAGTCCTCCAGCGCTTCACGGCATGCGACAACGTCGGTCGTGTCGAGCGTTTTCCAGAAACGCTCCAGATCGCGCTTCGCGAGTCTGGCGCACTGCTTCTGGGCTTTGGCAAACCGCGTGATCTCTTTCCTTGTACGTGACACGCGGTTCGCCTCTTCCCGTTACTTCGCTTCGAGCTTGTCTGCGTCGGCCTCTGGCATGCGCAGGGATACGGGGACAGCGCCGGTAAAGCGCAGGCCGTCGAGGCCGAGCCTCAGCGCCGCGTCTTGCGGCTCAATGCCTGCGCGGATCGCGACGCCGAGCGCGTCGAACTTTGCTTTCAGCGCGACGGGATCCTCAGCTCCCCCCCCCCGCTTCCAGCGGCTGCTGTTCGGGAGCGGCGGGCGATTCGAGGTCGCCGGCGCCTGCGAGACGTTCGAGGAGCGAGGCGGCCTTGCCGGGCGCGTTCTCCGCTCGGACCTGCTCGATCTCGGCCTGCGTGAAGCCTGCGCGGCGCAGGCCGACTGTCGTTGTCGCAACGTCTGGCAGCGCGGATGCAATCTTCGAGATCACGTCCGCACTCGCCTGCGGGCTCACGTAGCGGGTCGGCGTGTAGTTGATCGCCATGTCCCACGATTCCTCGGGAGGTTCCGTGAGTCGGTCGCGGATCATGAGGACGTCCTGGAGGAGGCGTCGCAGCGCGGGCGTGAAGATCCGCCACTGGTAATCGGCCTCGTCGGACAGCTGGTACTCAGCGGCCTGCATGGCCTCAGCCGACGCAGGGTTATCGCCGAAGATACCGACGGTGCTCATCGGGAGGTTCGTCGCGGCGCAGAAGTTCTGCGCGAGCTGGCGATACATCGCTAGGTGCGGCTCCATCGACAGCTGCGTGAACTGCCCGACCGTCGGCGTCGAGCCTTCCTCGTTGACCGTCAGCGCGAGCAGACGGCCCGTGATCGCCGACCACCGCTCCATACCCGTGAACGCATCCTCGGACGCTCCGAGGACGTACCGCTGCGGGCTGGAGAAGAATTCAGCGCCCGTCTCGGCACGCATCAGCGTGCGCACCGCCGCGTCCGTCAGATACCGGACCTCGGTCGTGATCCGCGACCGCCCGAACGGTCGTCCGAGCTGCGGGTCATAGACCAGCGGCTCAACGAGGACACGGCCCGTCGGGTTCTCCATGCGCTCAAGGTGCCAGGCCGCAGAGCCGGGCTGGCGCGAGAAATGAATGATGAACTTGCGCGTGTACATCGTCGCGCCCGTGATCGTGTTCTCGTACTGCTCCGTGCCCTCAGCGGTCGAGGCCTCCAGGGCGAGCGCGGCCTCCAGCGTGCGCGTGCGCTGATCCCACAGGGCCGTTGTCCACTTCGCATCGCGAGCCTGGATCATGACGGGCGGCTCACCGCGCGTCACGTCACCCGCAGCGACCGTCAGGAATGACACCGAGTGCTTGTAGGCGCTCGTGATCGCCTGCGCGAGCTCCGTCTCGAACTCATTGCGGGCCAGCAGCCCGCCCAGGTCATAGGTGTCGGTCAGACCGCCGACGGTGTAGCCCTCGAAAACGTGCTTCCTGGCGAGGGCTTGCACGGCCTTCTGCGGCCAGCCAAGAGCAGCGCGCGTGCGCTGCATCTGCGGCGGGATCGAGATGCCGAGATCCTGGAAGGCGCGATGCCCCTCGTAGTACACGTCAAGCAGCGCGTTCTTCGTCTGCTTCGCCGTGATCCTGTCCTGCATGAGGCGCAGCTGGCTCTTCTCGGTCTCTGTCAGCCCCGGCAGCGCCGGGATCCTCATCAGACTCATAGGACGATCGCCCTCCTTCCAGTTTTCCCTTTGGGCCTACGTCTCGTGGTCTTTGCCGCGTGCAGCGCCGCCGATACGGCCTCTAGCGGCGTCTCGTCTCCGTCTGGTGTCGAGGACGACCACCCGTAAGCGCCGTCGCGGCGCCGGATCTGCCGGTCCACGACAGCCACCGAAGCGTTGAGCGCGTCCTCCGGCTCTCCCGCCGGGTGCGTGACTTGGCCAGCTCGCAGGCCCTCAAAGAGCAGGCCGCAGGCCTCGAAGTATTCACCCGTCGTCATGATGTGGACGAGGCGTTTCGGCACGCCCCGCATGTCCAGTGCATCCGACAACGCCGCCGCGCCCGCGCCGCCGAGAAGATTGATCTGCGCCGTCCTGTCGACGCGCTCAGCAAGCCATTCCGCGAGCGCCGAAACACCCGCAGCGGTCGACCCCGTATAGGTGTCGATCGCGTTCACATGGAAGCGCGCGGACGCTCCCGTGCCCGCCTTCATCGCGCCCGCGAGCGCCATTCGCTTACCATCGGCGCTGAATGACACGCCGAACGAGCGGATGCCGTCCTCCGGCGCATCTGCGACTGATGCGTCCCACGTCGCGGAGTCGATCGCGCGCGAAGCTCCCGCGTTCGCCGGCCACATGCCGAGGCGTTCACGCTTGAAGCCTTCTTCGTTGAGCGTGCGCCGCTCGTTTTCGACGAACGCTATTTTCATGCGGCCCGCTGTGATCGCTGGGTTCGTCGCGATCCATACGCCCTTGTCGTCGAGGTTGACAGGCCCGTCCGGGTCCGCCGACCATTCATGCCAGCACATCGGTCCGGGATGCTCCGAGAGGCCCTGCGTGCGCTGGCGCGTGAACACGGCGCCCGAGGCGTTCGGTCCCGGCGGCGTGCCCGTGTAGAGGATCTGGGAGTTACCGAGGTCGCCCGCCGAGCCCGTCGAGAGCATGGCCTCGATAGCGTCCTCAGTCAGCTCCTGCGCCTCGTCGAAAACAATCACGTCGGCTGTAAAGCCACGGCCCGATGACTTCGAGCGCGCGATGACTCGCAGCTCCGCGCCGTTTGAGAGCGTGATCGATTCCTGGCCGTTGACGTTGCGGACGTTTGTCACGAGGCGGTTCAGCTCGGGGAAGTCCGCCGACTCGTCGTTCGCCTTATTCCCAAAGAAATGCTTGAATCGCCGGTAATGTGCCTGCGCTGTTTTGACCTCGTGCGCGGAGTGAAGGATCTTCTCTCCGAGGAGCACCATGCCGAAAAGCTCACGGATCTCCAGAAGTGCGTTCTTACCGTTCTGGCGCGGAACGGACAGGCCGCAGGTCATGTGCTTCCACTCGTCCTTTGTGGACGCAGCGAGCCAGTCCTCGAGGACGAGATTCTGCCAGGGGTCAGGGGTTAGCCCAAAGTTCGCGGCGAACTCTCCGGCGAGGTCCCCGAAAGTCTTTGCGCGTCGCTTAGCGGCGACCCGCACCCGAGGCGTTTGACCGTCGCCGTGCGAGCTGGTCCTGGAAGTTGACAACGTTGTCTCCTTCCTCCTTGGACTCGACTACAACAGCCGGGCCGGCCAGCTCAGAAATCAACGCGCGCGCTTCACGGATCAGGGGCGCGCGCTTGTCAAACTCCGCATACTCAATCGACTGCAACGTCGCATCGAGTAGCTTGCTGCGATGCTCTCGCGCGTCGAACGCCGGAACCTCCGGCGCCTTCTTCGCCGCGGCCTTCTTCGCCGGGACCTTACGCCCGCGAGCGCTCGCTGCCTTCGCCTTCTTCTCAGCCAATTCCAACCCCTTCAATCCCGGGCGAAACCGCCGAAAACGCCTACCTTCTAGCCCACATACCCCATAAACGCCCCAGGCGAGCCGCCCCTAAACGAACACCCCCGACCGCTCTTTTTTCGCGACACCCCCTGAAATAACGGGGGGGTATGGCGCTAAGCGTATCGGGGGCTACTGGTAGGCGGGGGGAGGGGTAATCCCCCGTGCCTGACGACTGAATCTGTCACCAGTCTACGTCGACGGAGGCCGCTCTGCGCGGTTTCACCTTCGGGCGCGTCCCGTCTCCGCGAGATTGATTGCACCTACGGCAAAGCACTCGACCATTTTCAAGCGTATTCTTTCCTCCCCAACGGACCGGGAGGATGTGATCCGGCTCGGCGGAGTTCGGCTGCAGCCCGCGCGTGTAGTCCAGACGCACGCCGCAGTGTGGGCACTGCGCGATGCCGGCATCACGAGAGGCGATCAGCACTCGCTTGCGCCAGTGCTTGTACTGCGCAGTGCCTGTGCGTGAGGTCGCCACGTTCGACCACCCCTCCCAGGTATGCGGAGACCCCCGCTCCATCGGGGCCGAGAAGAGCGGGGGTCAACGCATGTGCGCGGATACCGTATAAGGCAGAAGCCCCATCGCTTACGCGCGGGGCCACGTTAGCACAATACACCGTGACACCCTCACGCGCAAGCGACACGCGCTACGAGCGAGTCAAGTGCTGGAGAGCAAGAGCTTCAATGTCCCCCACCCTGTACAGACGGATGCCCCCCTCCCTCGATGCCGGGGCCACCCTCCCTCGCTGCTGCCACTTCCTCACGGTCGAGTCCTTGACCTGCACACCTGCCAGGATCTCAGCGACGCGAGTCGCCCGCGTGCGAGGCAAGAGAGACTCCCGCGCTTTCGTGAGGAGCCGGTCCCAGGCGGCGGCGATCTGCTCGACCGCGCCACACTCCCGGCAGGTTGTCGCCTCCTCATCTGGGTCGCGGACCAGGAGGTCTGCGCCGCAGGTGCTGCACTCGCCGACGAACACGAGACGCTGCCTGCCGGGGGATGCGAGGCGCTCCAGGCGTGCGACCGAGTAGAGAACCTCGTCCGCGCATTGCTCTGCTTCGGACCAGTGGCGCAGCTTGTCCTCATGGGTTTTGAACACATCCGCGACGTGCCACCAGTTCCCCTGTTTCGCCCAGTAGGACGGACCCATCACGTGCGATAGGAGGAGTGTCGCCCAGGTGAGGATCGAGTCGCACATCTCGTCAACCTCGATCATCAACGCCAGGTTGAGCGGCGCCCGCGACGACGGGACACCAGCGCCGCCGACCTGCTCACCCGTGCGCACGCCATGCGACGCGGCATAGGCGAGATCACTCATGAGTCCAGGCATCGACGCGGTCGCCACACGGACGCGAGCAGCGCCGCCGCGAGACAGGAACTCTCCATCGAGGAGAGGCTCACCCGTCACCGGGCAAACCCTGCGGTCGTCATGGTCAGTCATCGTATCCCTCCACCCATGAGGCGAGCTGATCGCGAGTACATTCGATCAGTCCTCTGCGCGCGAGCATCGACCCGCCCCCATCGTGCATAAAGACTGTGACGTCCTCCTTGTCTGGTGTCATGACCTCAGCGCAGATCACCCACGCCCCGGTCACTGCTTGGTCTCCGTGTCCTGCCTGTACCAGTGCTGATAGGGCATCTTCTACCTTGCCCCTCAGCTCTTCCTTCTCGGTCATCTTCTTCTCCTTCTACGGTTCCGCTTGCTTGTCTGCTGCTGAGGTGTGCGCGGGTGCCCGTCCTGGCCCTTCCCGGCCTGGCCCGTGCCTGCCCTTCCCTGGCCTGCCCGTCCCGTCCCGTCCCTACCCGACCCGAGAGTATTCGCCTTGATACCCTTCGACGTCGGACTCTGGTTCGGACTTGAGTCCGGACTACGTCGAATACGCGGACCCTCGGACGCGCGTCTCTCGGACGCGCCGGGGTCACGCACAGCGGCCTCTGCTGGGCTGCTGGAGCCGCGCCCGGGGTCAACAGGCTCCCCGGACCCTCGGCCCGGGAGAACGCCCCTCGCGGGCGCCTCTGAGGCGGGGTCAACGGGCGTGCCCGGATCCACGGACGGCACGGCTTCATACCCGTACCTAGTCAGGAATTCTGCCGACCATACGCCGTAATACGGTGTGGTCGGGACAGGGCGCAGCGGCGAGGCTGCGTCGAACGCTTCGCGCGCGTGACCGCGCGACGAGTTGCACTCGTGGCAGGCGACCACGAGCCCATCGACCGGAGCGTCCCCCAGCGAGTCAGGGTCAACGTGATCGAGCGTGCCGAGGTTGTACCCGGTCGGGCCGGTCCAGCGCACGACCTTCCCGCAGTATCGGCACTGATCGCCGTCGCGGAAGATCACAGCAGCTTTCTTGTTCGGGTCTCGGTTCTCCCGCGACCGCGCGCGTCGCCGCATGACCTCCTCACGGGGCTGGACGTGGATAAACTCCTCGTCCGTGAACAGGCGCAGCTTGCGCTTGCCCTCTACTTCAACCCACGTGAGCAGGCCCGCGCCGACCGCGACGTCAATCAGGTGCGCACTCCGCGAACGATCGCCGTCGCGGAAGGCTGCGCCTCTCTCGATGATTCCGTCGGTTAGGTGCTTGGCCGAGTAGGTCGCGAGTGCCATGAGGAAGCCGAACATTTCGATGATCGAGATGTCCTCGGCGCCCTCCACGTCGTACAAGCTCATGAGCTTCGGGTGGCTCAACGCCTCGTCGCCCACTCGGACCCATGCCATTAGTCGCCCTCCTTTACGGTTGTTTTCTCGATCTCCGACTGCTCCCAGCCGTCCTCCGGGAACAAGTCCCGGGGCCGAAACTCCGGGAAGTTGCGCCGCATCCAGTCACGCTCAGTTTTCCGCTGATACTCAGCCTCAAACCTGCGGAAGCACGGCCTACAGCGCGCGTGCCCTGCGGCGAGAACCTCACCGCAGTCCGGGCAGTACCGCTCCATCAGAACGGCGGCTCAGACGGAGCAGCAGGTGCTCCCCATGGATCATGCTGCTGTGCGTCTAGCATCGCGCTCGGCGCCCACCCACCCTCAGCAGGACCAGACGCAGACCCCGCACCGAAGCCGCCCGCGCTCGCGGGCTGCGCCTGGTTGCGGGTGACTTGCGCGCGGGCGCGGCGCAGGGAGGGGCCGACCTCGTCGACCTGCAGCTCAACGACCGTTCGGCGTTCGCCCTGCGGGGTTTCGTATGAGCGCTGGGTGAGGCGACCCTGAACGATGACGCGCATGCCCTTGCGCAGCGATTCGGCGACGTTCTCAGCGGTCTCGCGCCACACGGAGCAGCGTATGAAGAGTGTGTCGCCGTCGCGCCACTCACCGGCGTTACGGTCGTAGGTTCGCGGTGTCGATGCGACGGTGAAGTCGGCGACGGCGGCGCCGGACTGCGTCCAACGCAGCTCGGGGTCAGCGGTCAGGTTGCCGATCACGGTGATCGTGGTTTCTCCGGCCATTACTTGTTCTCCTTCTGTTCTGTCTCCACATACACACAGATGTGGACCTCGTACATCGGTACGTTCAGATGCGGCTTCGCCAGATTCTCGACGATGACCGTATGCGGGCCGTCAAGGTACCGGTCGGAGTCGTCAGGCAGAAGCCCGGCGTCGATCAGTCCGTCCATGAGCGCCTTTACCGTCGGCGCTAGGTTGCTGCGATCACGCCGCCGATAGTCCGGATACGCAAATTCAATTTCCACGCGGGCATGCTGCAGGCCCAGGCGGGCAACGCCCTCACCTTCCCGACCGAGTAGGTAGCCCCACTGTCGCAGCTGCTTCGTGAGCCGCGAGCGCGCGGCCCAGTGCAGCCTGTCGTTTGCGGTGAGTAGCTTGCTGCGCGTCAGCGGTAGGATGCGCGATTCCCAGACGAGCGTCCAGTTCATCCCAGATCCTCCTCTTTGAGTTGCTCTCCTGGCTTCGTGTACCAGGCGAGGAAGTCCTCCTCGATGCGGATCGATAGCCTCATACTTCCGGGACGGGCGAAGATCACGTCGCCCTCGAGTGCCCAGATCGAGAGGTTCTGATCGCACAGCATTACCTTCCCCTCGAACGTGAAATTCACACGCTTTCGCGCGCGGCGGGCGATCTCGTCAGCGTTATCGCGAGTCAAGCGAACTGCTCGAACGATCGCGCGCTCCTGAAAGTCCTGGACGCCGGCGAGATCCTTCAGCGGATCTAAGTTGCTCATGCTGCCTCCTTAATTGCGATCCTGGTGAGCTGGTAGATAGCGGCTGCACCCTGCTGTGGGACGACGCCGTTTCCGAGGAGGCGGAGCTGCTGCTCCCGTGTCAGCCCGAGATCCTCGCCGGTCACGTGTCCGTCGGGCAATCCCATGAGCCACTCGACGAACTTCGTTGAGAGGCGTGCTCGCCCCCCCTCGCGAGTCGGTGGGACAGTTGGTGCCGGTGCCGGACGACCGAGTATCTGCTCCCAGCGCGCGATCGCGGGCGCGTACATCCCGTAATCTGTGTACTCAAGGCGCGTCGCGAGCTTGGTCGCTTTCTCAGGCGGGCGCCCGCTCGTCCGAGGAAGGCCCATAATCGCATCCGACGCAGACGGGGTCGGCAGCAGCTCGCGCGCCACCTCGTGCAGATTCGCCCCGTATCCAGTCGAGGAAGCCGTTGCGTTCGTCGCCTGCGGCGTCGGCAGCATCTGCACTGCCTGCGAGAGGCTCATGCCCGTCCCCTCCTGATGACGACCGGCCTTGTGGTCCGACGCAGTCGGCGTCGGGATCAGAGTGCCAGGTGCTCGATCTGATCCGCGAGACTCACGGAGTGCCCGCCCTCCTTGCGCTTCTGTGGAGGCTGCGAGCCCCCGCAGGTGCCAAGGTTCGCCTGCGGGGTGGCCAGTAAGGAACAGGCGTTCTCGCTGGTGAGGGGCGCCGACGTCGGAAGCTCGGACAACGCACCATTGCGCGTCATACCCGAGGCCGGCCAGATCTCCGACCACACGGCCTGCCGCTCTGAGAGCAGGTCCATCTGTTCGGTCTCCCAGCAGTCGCGATTCTTGTTCCACCAGACTGTAGGCTCCACTTGTCAAAGCTCCTCGCACGTTTTCCCACACGACCAAACGCGGACGCAGCGTCTTGATCGCTTCGTACATCGACTCCCATAGGCCCGAGCGCGTGCCCGAGGCCATTCCCGCGCGGCGCCCCGCGAGGCTCAGATCCTGACACGGCGAGCCACCGCAGATAATGTCCACCGGCTCGACTCCCGACCAATCAACCTGCGTGATGTCGCCGATATTCGGGATACTCGGCCAGCGCACCTCAGCAAGCCTGCACGGCCCCGGCTCAACGTCGCTCGTCCAAGCGACCTGCGCAGCCGGATCAAGGGCCATACGCACGGCCATGTCTAGGCCGCCGTAGCCAGTAAAGAGACTGCCGATAGTTATCATTCTGCATCCTCGTCTCGGTCCCACATCCTGTAATAACGGTTCTCGAACTCGCGCTCACCGCGCGGGTTCGCGATCTCCAAGAGCACATCTGCATGGCAAGGCTGATCGAGCTTGCACCAGCAAGCCAGGTCCAAGCCCCACAGATTCCGGGCTGCGCACGACGCTACGAACCGGCCTTCTCGCGTCTGCTCGATCCACTCGCGATACCGAGCGACAGCCTCATCCGCCGACGCGACAACAAGCTCGCCGCCCTCTTCAAGCTCACGCGCCGACCGGGCGACTCGGTAAGGGTTCCCGTACAGGCTTCCCCTGCCCACGTACTTCGTGTGCGCGGGCATACGCCAGCCACGAGTGCGGCGGCGCTGGATCCTGATCGGGAGCCTCACCGCAGGGCCTCTTCAACAACCCAGACCCCTACCTCCGCGAGCTCGGCAGGCGTATATCCGCGAGCGCGAGTGAATTTGACGACGGTTTTTGCGCAGGCTTTGTGGGTGATCGCCTCGACTGCGGTCGCCTCGTTTTCGGCGTCGATTGTGATGCGGACGTTCGCGCCTTTCGGCGCGAGCTGCTCACGGCAGACGGGGCAGAAGCGGAAGGCGCGGACGGTGCGCACGGGCTTAATCTCGATCATTGCGCGTCTCCTCCGATGTCGGTCAGGTCGTAGATGTGGACCCCGCACGCGGGGCAACGGCGCAGTGTGTGCGGAGGGCACGGCTCCTCGACGGCGCCGGCAGGCTTTGAGACCTTGCCCGTGACCTTGACGAGCCTGAGACCGTGCAGGACTGTTGGGGTGGGGCCGGAGCGGATGACGAGTCCGCGGCGTTCTGCTTCCTCGACGAACGCGGCGCAGGCCGTCGCGACGATATGAGGCATGGGGAGATGTTGGTCGGCGATCTCCCACTCGATGCTGAGGAGTCCGGCGCCGCTCATTCCCCGGCCTCCTCGGGTGTGATCGGTGTGCCCTGTGAGACGTTGACTAGGGCGTCGATTGGTTCGTCGATTACTAGGCGGATTTCGCTGGCTTCGTCGGGTGTGCCGGCGTACCTGGCGGCGACGTAGCTTGCTACGTCGGCGAGGTCCGAAGCTGCGACGGCGATCGCGTCCCGCAGCTCATCGACACGGTCGAGGAGGTACGCCATATCCACGGCTGCGTTCTGGTCGAACGCAGCGACAGCGTCTGTGTAGGCCTTCGCGATCGCGGTGCGGTCTGCGCCTGCGTAGCTGCGGCCAGCGAACGCCACGGCGTTCAGCCTGTCCCTGATCTCGTTGATGGTGGTCATTGGTTGTCCTTCTCTAGGGGGTCTTGCCCTGCGCGCTCGTGGCGCGGGCTTCGTGCCCGCCCGGGACTTGCACCCGTGAGTCTGCTTGTCGGGCTGCGCGATCTTTAGCCTGTCCCGCTTTGTTTTCTTGGTGGCGGGTGGCCTCCTCGATGGTCGCGCTCATCGGGGAGTGTGCTTACTCGTCGATGTAGTCGCCTTCACCGACGTTGAGGCGCTCGGATGCTTCCTGGAGCTTTCCGACGATCTCGAGGTACAGGTCGCGCTTCTTGTCGATCGCCTCACGAGCGAGACGTCGGGCGGCGAGGTCATTGATCTGCTTCGTGATCTCCAGATCCTCATCAGCGGTGAGCACCGTCTCCTGCGCGTCGTCTCGCAGTGCCTGCACCTGAGCGGCGTCGAGATAGACCGCGATGTATCTGCCCTTCACTTTCCCTCCTCCGTCTCGGTACCGACTTCATCAGCGGCCTGTAGGGGGTCGGCTATGGACGCGATCTTCTTTGCGAGCCGGTCGCGCACGTCGGCTGCGTCCAGGGCTGCGTCCAGGGCATCGATGATCTTCGTCATCGTCGTGTGCTCGCGGCTGAGGGTTATCTTCGCTACTTGGCGAGCTCTGTCGTTGTGCATGGTCTCGACGTTCTCGAAATCGACCTCGGCACTGATGCTCTCCTCGTACAGGAACTCGCGCAGGTAGAAAACGTCAGCTGCTTCGATGGTGAGCGTTACCGGGTTTTCGAGGTGCTTAGCGCTCATCGGGCGGTCTCCTCTTCGTGCTTGCGCCCTTCCAGCAAGCGGAGGATGACGAGGCCAACGCCGATGCCGAAGGTGATAATTCCGACTGCGAGGACAACGCCGTCAGTGGTCGCGCCCGTCTTTGCGAGGCGCTCCTGCGGCGCGGGCGCTGCAGCCTGCTCAGGCTTCGGCGAGGGCTTCACAGTGTCCGGCGTCGGATCGGTCGTAGGAGTAGGCGTCGGGGTCGGCGAGGACTGCGGCTCATCCGAGGGAGTCGGAACCGGGGTCGGCTTCGGCGACGGCTTCGGGAGAGGAGACGGGACCGGCGCGGGGGTCGGCATGCTCGGGTCAGGCGTGGGGACCGGCGCGGGCTGAGGCTTGGTCTTGCCGTCGCCGTCGGTGCCGCCCGAGGCCTTGATCGTCGCGGTTGCCTCAAGGCTCTTGCCGTTGATCGTCGCTCGGTTGGTGTAGGCGTCCTGGCCCTCGACGTGAGGGGACGCAGCCGGGTACACGATGCAGACCAGCGAGCCGGCGGGCGGCGTGAACATCAGCGTGTGCGCGGACTCGTCGAGCGTGCCGTCGGTCCAGGTCGTCGTCGCCGGATCCCAGGTCGGGCCGGACGAACACTTCACGGCCTTCGGCAGAGCGTTCGTCTCGTCCGTCAGCGTGTAGGTCTTGCCAGCCTCTACGGCCCACTTGATGCCCCAGCCGATCGACTGGTCCGCGTTGGTCCACCCGAACTTAATCGTCTCGGGAGCCGCGTACTCGAAGTGCGCGGGCGTCGAACAGTCGTTCGTGCAGGTGCCCGAGCCGTCACGGTCGCCCCAGACAAGCGTGCGCGTGACTTTGCCGTTCACGACGATCTGCGTGTCCTCAGTGCCGACTGCGGCGTCCGAGAGACGCGCGCGGGCATGGAAGTTTCCGGTCACGTCGGTCTTGTCCGCGTAGGACGCGGGAACCTCGGCGACCGTGCAGGTCAGAGTCGCCTCGTCGGCCTCGCAGTCGCCGATCTTGGTCCCGTCGTCGAGGACGAAGGGAAAGCCGGCATACCACTTGAAGCCGCCGTCCTTGCTGGCAACTGTGAAGTGCTGGCCGACCGCGAGCTTCGGCGCGGACCAGGTTCCCTCGACGGTGACCTCACTCGAGGTCTGGCGGGAGGCGCTGGTCGCCTTGGTAACCTGCGCGGTCATGGCCGGTTCGGCCTCGTCGGCGGCGTATGCGGCGCCGTAGGGCAGCGCTAGGGCTGCGAGGGTGAGGGCAGCTCCTGCGGCCCAGATCTTCTTGTTCATTGGGGTTCCTTCTGTTCTTGGTGTTGGCGGTTAAGCGGATCGGCGAGGTTTCATCGGCGCGAGCGCCGACCGTGAGGGCTTGACCTCGACCGGATGGTGAGCGGCGCGGGCGCAGGCCTCCATGACCAGGCGATGCACACGCTCGTCGACGTGCGGTCGGTTTGCGTAGAGGATGTGTGCGCGGGCTATCGCGCGAGTGATCTCGACATCGAGGGGAGGCGTCTCCTGCATCAGGCCTTCACCTCCAGGCTCGGCTCATCGAGCCGCAGCACTTCGAGGGTCACGTGGATCTGCTGTCGGTCGAGATCGACCGCGAGCTTCGGCGTATCGAGCGCGTAGCAGTTGTTCAGCTCTGCCTCGATGATGACGTCCTGCGTCGCGAGGCAGATCAGGTGAGGCAGCGGGGCCTCGCCGTCCACGTCGTAGTAATCGAAGCCAACGTGCCGCTCGAGCAACGTCGTGCCCTTCGCGCGCGCCTTCGACGCGGAGCGCTGCATACGAGCGGCGATCTCCTCGATAGAGGCCGCGCGCGAGGCCCCTCGGGCTGCGATCCAGGCCAGCAGGACACAGCCCGCGAATAGCAGGAAAACGACCGTGACAATGATCGACGCGCTCACAGCCTGCCCGCCTTCCAGTCCGCACGAATCAGGACAACCGCGAGCGCGAGGAGGCCGAGGGCGGGGAAGAAGGTCCACTCAGGGAGGCCGTCGGGATTGTCGAGTCCGCGCATTGCGAAACCGAGGGTGAGGGCGGCGGCGAGGGAGGCACCTGCGATGAGGGTTCGCCAGGGCCGCAGGTGGCGGCGGCGTGTGGTACTCTGGTTCATGGAATCTTCCTTCTTTCTCTAGGGGTTCTGCTCGCTCCCAGCGCTTCTACCGCTGGGAGCTCTTCTTTTCGCCGGAGCCGAGGCTCTGGCACTGGCGGTTGAGGTCGTCGCCGCTGTATCGGACGGAGCGCCCGATCTTGATCGCGGAGACCTTGCCCTCAACTCCGAGGCGCTCGACGGTCGAGCGCGAGAGGCTGAGCGTCTCCTGCACCTGCTGCGCTGAATACCAGCGGCCAGGTGCGAACGGGGATGCGGTTGTCATTTTCTGAACACCGCCTTATCGATCGCTTCGACGAGACGCTCACCAGCGGCGTAGGCAACATCAGCAAACGCTCCTAGTGCGTCTAGCGCTGCATCGAACGCGCGACCGGCGCAGACAGACACGATGTAGCCAACACAGAAGAAAACCGGAACTCCTGCAACTACGAGAATCAGGAAGATGATCGCCTTGACAACGTCGCTCATATCTACTCGTCCTCGTCGTAGATGCTGCCGTGCGACGCCTGGAGGATCACGACGCCGGACTGCTTGTCCTGGATTGCGAAGCCGCTCGGCTTCTGCGCTTCGGCGGCTGCGCGGGACTCCGCTTGCTTGACAAGCTCGGAGGGCTGCACTTCGAGCGCAGCGGCAAAGGCGCACAGGTCGTCGACGTTGATACGCCGCGAGCGGTACCGGATCTTCCGGAGCACTCCGCTGTAGGAGAGGCCGGACTTCTTGCTGAGCTGCAGGAGCGAGATCCCGCGCGCTTCTGCGGAGGCCTCGATCACATCAGCTATCCCGATTGGTATATATCGCATACCGCATAACCTATGCCGATTGGCAACACTTGTCAACTCGACTTGCGTGCGAGTGTTGCCACTTGGCATACTTACCGCATGGGAACGGCGACTCGGTATGTTGAGCTTGTGGCGTGTATTCTGCGCGAACTTGCTGATCGCAGGGGCCTCAGCGGGGCTGAGATCGCACGCCGCAGCGGCGTGTCTCAGGCGCAAATTTCGCGCATATTTACCGGAAAACGGACCATTAGTGTAGATCATGTCCTGGCCGTCGCCGAGGTACTCGGCGTGCGCGGCTCCGATGTTTTTGCCGAGGCTGAGCGCCGATTCCTCTCGGAACAGGCAGAGGCGTAGGCCGATAATTGGCCCGCGCGGATTACAACCGCGCCCGCCCTCATCCTGCGAGCTGTAGGCTATCCATATCGCCAGACCGTGCTCAAAGGAGGAGCCATGCACCGGCCTAAAGGAGCCTTCCGGCTCTACTCATCTGATCCCGCTGAGATCATCTGCACCGACACCGAGCTGCTATATGACTCGAAGCGCCGAGGCGAGCCAATCCAGCGCATCCCACTGACTGACGTCGTCAGCGTCGAGGTCGAGGACGGCGAAGCGGCGCAGGCGCGTGTGACCGCGACGCGCCTCGTCGCGCTCGGTATCTTCGCGCTTGCTGCGAAGAAAAAGAGCGGCGGCGACAAATGGCTCATGATCGAGACGCGCACCGCCCTGCTGACTCTCCACTTCGAGCGCAAGTATGTTGACGGCCTCATGCGCTTCGTTGCTCACACGCGCGCCGCCGTGAAGGCTGCACAGGCCCAGCCCGTGCCCGCCGCCCCGCCCGCTCCTATCCGCTGGCCCGGCGCGCCTCAGCAGCCCGCTCCGAAGCCTGGCGGCTGGGGCCGCATATTCCGCTAAACCTTGTGGCGCTGTAGTGGCGCGCACAGATAGGCGCATCCACTTTTCGGCGTGATTAAGGGCGCGTGTTTCGATTCCCCCCATCTCCACACACACCCCGGAATCTCGTTGAGATTCCGGGGTTTTCGTTGCCCTCAGACGGTTTTCGGCACTTGTCCGCGCACTCGCCTATATATCAGGATGCGTCACGATGTAGCATTGCTAGTGGCGCACAGGTGGCGCATCCTGTGGAATAAGATGCTGCGCCACTTCATACCGAGGAGGCAGAGATGAGCGGACGCCGAGCCTTCGGCTCGATCCGGAAAGCCAGAAGCGGACGCTTCGAGGTACGGTACACAGGCCCCGACGGCGGCAAATACACCGCCGGGAGATCATTCATCCGCAAGACTGACGCGAGCGCCTTCCTCGCACACGTCGAGGCCGAGATCAGCGAGGGCACCTGGACCAGCCCCAAAGAAGCCCGCGAGCGCGATCGCGCGCAGGAGGTCGCAGCCGAACGCGCGGCGATCACCTTCGCCGCCTGGTCGGAGCGTTGGCTCGCGTCGCTTGAGCGACTAGGCCGGACCCCTAAAACGATCCAGACGCACACCTATCGGATGAGGCAGCTCGTCCCGGTTTTCGGCGCGCAGCCGCTCGGATCGATCAGCGTCGAGGACGTCGATTCCTGGTACCAGCGCGTCTGGGAGGCCAAAGGCCCGGGCGTCGTGCGCCCGATCTACATGACCCTATCTGTATGCATGAACGCCGCGGTGAAAGCCGGCGTCATCGCGGCGAGCCCGTGCAAGGTTCCCGGTGGTCAGAAGCATCGGCCCGTGCGTGAGCGTGAGCGGCAAGTCGCGACCCCCAAGGAGGTCCGCGCAGCCGCCGACGCGATGCCCGCGCGTCTGCGCATCGCCGTCCTGCTCGCGGCATGGTGCCAGACGAGGCTCGGCGAGCTGACCGGCCTGCAGCGGCGCGACTTCGACCTCAACTCCACTCCTGCGACTCTCCGTATCGAGCGCCAGGTGCAGTACCTGACTGGCGAGGGGCCGGTCGAGCTACCTCCGAAGAGCGCCGCCGGCGTCCGCGAGATCGTCATCCCCGCGTCGCTAGTCCCAGCTCTGCGCACTCACCTTGAGTCCTACGTCGCGCCTGCGGGCACGGCCTGGCTCCTATCCTCCGAGCGATCCCCGCGACTGCCACTGCATCCTAATAGCCTGCGCGGAGCCTGGGAGCGCGCCCGCGAGGACGCGGGCATCCCCTGGTTCAAGTTCCACGATCTGCGGCACACTGGCCTCACGATCTTCGCGCAGCAGGGCGCCACTCTCGCTGAGCTGCTCCACCGGGGCGGGCACAGTGATGTCGATGTCGCCCTGCGTTATCAGCATGCGACCCGCGAGCGCGACGCGGCCCTGGCAGCGCGTATGGACTCGCATGTCCTCATCTGATACTGTTTTGTAGATCACATTCACTCTAGCTTGCGCAATACGTCGCGCGCGATGTATAGTTGAGTCATCGGGAGGGACAAGCCCCCCGAACCTCAAAGAAGGAGATCACAAATGTCCACCGTCACCTACATCACCGACAACGCCGACCGCTTCGCTCGTTACCTCATCATCGACGGCGATCGCGAGACCGCCGAGGAGTGGTTCGAGAAGAGCCTCCCCGGCGACGAGATCGAGGAGCTGCGCGAAGCCCTCATCGACGCTGCTGTCCGTATGAGCGGCGAGGATCGCGCGCTGCTCGTCGCCAACGGCTTCGGGATCGACACGATTCCGCTGGCCTACACCGAGGCCGACGACGCCCGAGTTTTCGGCGAGCACAACTTCGCCGACGGCTCCCGCGACGGCATCCTCAACGCGATCGCCGCCGAGTGCGAGTCCCAGGGCCTCACGGACGGCTACGCGAGCACCTGGGAGACCCTTACCGTCCTCGAAGATCTCGGCGGCAACGTCGAGAAGTTCCTCGACTGAGTCCCTGACAGGAGGCCCCGGGGCACACGCTCCGGGGCCTCCCCGCATCATAGAAGAAGGAGGCATGATGCCCCGCAACCCGCTCACGCCAGTCGGCCTGCGATGCCGACGCGAAGCCCTCGGCCTCACCCGCGCTGACCTCGCAAAGATCCTCAATGTCAATGAGGGCGTGATCCGATCCTGGGAGATCGGGAAGAGCGAGCCGCGCGACCCTCTCAGCGTCCACATGATCCTCGGCGCGCTAGAGGACACTTCGCTCGAGTGCCTCGATGAGCTGCTCGCCCCCATCGAGGACCAGGACGAGACCGTCCGCAGCCTGCCGACTGCTCTCATTGCCTACGCGACCCAGGCCGACTATGAGCAGCACACGCGATGGGCGCAGCGCCTGCCCCTCGCCACCTACCGCGCCTGCGTCGGGCGCGCTTTCCAGCTCCTCAGCGACGATGACATCCCCGTCGAGATCGTTTCCCCCTACGACTGATAGGACCGGCCATGACTACTGAGTACCTCGGAACTGCTGCTGTCGCGGAGCGTGCGGGCCTCGCCGTCCCCACCGTCCGTTCCTACATCCGTAAGGGCCTCCTACCCGACGCAGACGTCATTATCGCTACACCGTCAGGCCCTCTACGCGGCTGGGCACCCGAGACAATCGACGCTTGGCTAGAATCGCGGCCAGGACGCGGTGCGCGCACCGACCTCAGCTCTCCGTCTTTTCTGCCTCCCGAGATTGTGGAGTTCTCGCGACGCGCCGCTGCAATCCACGTCGACCTGCCCGGACGCGCAGGCCGTTCCTCATGAGGCAGGTCGTCGACGCCGTCCTGACCGAGAAGCACGCCCGAGCTTCCGGCTACCTGCCCACCGCTGAGGTGCCCGCGCTCATCGGCGTTAAGCGCGAGCTACGCGAGCTCAGCAGGGTCATGCGCCGAGAGGGCTTGCGCCCAGTCCGTGTCGGGCATGCCTACTGGTGGAGCGCCGCCGCCGTCGAGGAATGGGCAGCGCAGCGACGCTGGATACGTCCCCAAGGCTCACCAGCCAACCCGTGCTCTTCCCCCGGCTGCGACCGCGATGCGATCTCACACGGCCTCTGTCTCAAGCATTACAAGCGGGCACGCGGAAAGTACGCCGACGAGGCCACACCCCGCGTCGGCCAGCCCGTCGGTGCTGGGGTCTACGGACGCATCACAGAGGACGAAGAGGGACGGCTCATCTGTCACGAGTGCGGTCAAGCGTGCTTGAGCCTTGCCGCTCACATCGTGCGCACCCACAGCATGAGCGCCTCCGAATACCGCGAGGTCTACGAGCTGCCGCGCACAACAAAGCTCATCGCCGCCAGCATCCGCGAGCGCACCGGCAGGCGTTCGGCCAGCCCAGTGAATCTCGCGCGCCTCGCTCGAGCACGCGACCCTCAAGCCGCCGCCGACGCGCGCACCGACGACACATTCCGAGCCGTCAGCCGTGCCCAGCGCTCGCGGTACGCGAGCCAGTCTAAATAGCAAGAGAGGCCCCACCCTGGCAGGGTGGGGCCTCTCTGCGACTACGGATGCACGCGGGAAGGGAACGACGCCATGAGGCCGGACGCGCCCTTGTCGAGCGCCGACCTGGCTTGACCTTCGTTCGTGATGATGTGCGCGATCGTGGGTTTCCCAGTCGCGTTGATGCGATTCCACACGTCCGCGCTCGCGGACCACTCCATACCGATCACGTCCCAAGAGCCGAGGGGCGCCGCGGGGACTTCTGCGGGGTAGAGCATGGCCATTGTGCGATAACCACGCGCTTTCGCGCGAGCCGCACTCGTGCCCTTCGCAAAGACTTTCCAGATCACACGCCGCTCAGGATGCCCGCCGAACGCGGTGTCCAAATACTCGAAGAGCTGCTCCTCAGCCTTCAGATCAGCTGCGTTCCGCTGGTCCTCAGATGAGGTCGTCTTGTGGTCGATCGCCAGGACGACATCATCGGGAATCTGATCGACGATGTCCCGCAGTCGCATAAATGGCCCGGTCCCCTGCTGCAGAGTCCGCAGCGTGCTCCAGGGAGTAGACCAGATCGGCAAATCCGTGCCCGGCACGGTCCTCGTCGTTTTCCAATCGTGGATCGCGATGAACTCTGCTGGCTCGCCGTTCGGCCCCCGGGCGCAGAGCCGGACGGAGATCTCCAGCGCCTTGAAGCCCGCGCGCAGCGAGGCATCGAGACCCCGCTGCGTAAATTCTGGGTACTCCGTACCGCTCATCCTATGGGCGATATAGAAGGGCCGTTGCCGCAGGAATTGTTCGACGACGTCCGTCGCGGCGGGCGTGACCGGTGTCGTTGCCTCACGTCGACGCAGGAGAAGATCCCCTCCATCGCGTCGGCGGCGACGCACGACCCCGGGCACGTCACCTCCGTCGCGGCGACGGCGGTAGATCGTCAGCTCAGCCACGGGCGACCACCTGCACGCCGATGCCGTTCGACCCCTGGACGTTCGGGTACGTCACGACGAGGTCGGCGGGAGCGGCTACGGTTCGCTTCGCGAGCGTCACAGTCTGATAATTCAGACCCTCCTGAGCTGCGAATTCCAGCTTCTCCCAGCCCTCCGAGACCGTGACCTGGTCCGACGTTTCGCCCGCACTCGTTCTCTCGAAAGTGAAGCCGAGCGCGAGACCAGCACCCGCGAGCGCAGGCGCCGTACATGTCTTGGTCTCGACTGGCTCAGCCTGTCGCTTTTTGACGGTGCCAGCCTCGATGCGGGAGGCTCCGCGCAGAGCGGCTGCTGCCCATCCGATCTCGGCGTTCTGAGACATCGAGATCGTGACCGTTGGTGCCCAGGGGCCGGTGATGATGGTCGCGCTCATCGTTCCGACCCAGTACGGATCGACGAGCGTCGTCCAGCCCTGCGGGAGGTTCGCGGTCGCGCGCGTGCCCTGCGCCTTCTCGTTGATACCCAGGACGATCTTGTCGCCTGCCTTGCCGTCGAGCTTGACGGTAATTGTCTGGCCGACGACAGAGCCCGAGGCGTGGCCGACGACGGAGGGACCGGCGACGGGCGCGGGGCCGGGCGTCGGGGTC